ACAGTGACTGCAAACGCATTGTCAGAAGTTTCTCAAAATGCTGGTACTATTACTTCAGGAATTTTAAGATCTTCTGACGGCAGAATGGTTATTGATTTAAATAGTAAATTTATTAGAATTGAAATATGACAACTAATGTTTTGTGGGCAGGTTCAACTGGGGGTAAACAGGTAGTATCTATCTTTAATAATCCCACGGGACAACAGGGTAGTAATTTACCATTAACAAATCCTACAAATTATTTGAATAGAATTTACTTTGATACTAGATTTGACTATTTAAATATTTTATGGAAAACAGAGTTTGTGCAAAATTATTCTTTAGTTACCGCAAATTCCGATCCAACAGTAACAACTAAAAGTACAAATGAATATACTGTAGCAATACATGATTTTGGATATGTACCTGCGGCAATTTTAATAGATTATGATACAAGAGAAATTATAGCAGGACACACATACATACAACTTGTAAATAATAATTCTTATAGAATAGCATCACTTGCAATGGATAGTACTAAGTTCTATATTAAAGAACGATATAGTGTTAATATAGATTCTTTATCATCTTTGACAAGAAGATATACATTGTTAGCTTTTGAGAATCCAGCAACGGTACCTTCTTTCTAATATGGCAAATGTTTATCTTTTAAATTTATCCCAAGATACTGTTACTATGGGAAATGTGTTTAGTACAGAAAGAAGTTACCTGTACAAAAATACTACTCAATATTCATCTGCGGCAAATTATGCCTACACTAAAACTTTAGAATCTAACGATTTGCGTTTATATCAAGAAACACAAACTGGTATAAAGATTACAGATTATAGTCAAATAAGTAAAAGAGAAAATATTGGTCCAGCTGTTCCAGTATCAGGTCCGTTTATAGAAAATTATTCTGTAAATGGTGATATCAATACAAACAATTTTGTTAATTTATTGTTAGTAGACAAACCTCCTGTAAGAACTGGATTCTTTCAATTTTCTATAGGCGGTCAAACTTTCACCGGTTTGATAACTAAACAAACTAAATATACACATTATAATTGGGAACAAATTGGATCAAAGTATGTTTATACCGAACAGTCAAATGATTTAGGATATGCTATAGAAATTAGCAGAAACTTACTATATACTGCTAACTTAGTCAACGGTGTTTATGAATATATACCAACTGCTTTAAATTTATTTTTAAGGGCTTTAACTGGTAATGAAGAAATTATTTCTTCACCAACGACAATAAACCCAAATACTTATTTAAATAGTATTCCGGGAGAACCCACAGGCACAAGCGGCGTATTACCTATAAATTTATTTTATATTGCACCCGCAGACGCATTAAGATACATTGCAAGTTATTCAGAATTAATTACGTCGTTTGGTTCCGACTATGTCAAAGGACAATTACATTATGCAAATGAAAGAGGAGACAGAACTATAACATTCGATCCTATTGCATATTTGAACAAATATTCAGACCTAAGATCCGTATATGGTTATGACACATATAATGCAACTATACATTATATAACGACTGGTTATAATGAAGGCAGAACTTTAGACGGTGCAAGTGCAACCGATCCGCAGCCTGGAGGTTTGTATGACGAACGAAATGGTTCTATTACTTTACAAAATGATCTTATAATATGGCCCCAGGGAGAAACGCTGGCTGGAGCAGGATCTTTATTAACATACAAATATAATACAACTGAATATTTCCTAAACGGAAGCGTACCTTTAACAGGCAATTTAGTTTATCTTGGAATTCAATAATGGGTATTTCTTTTAATTCTAGTTCATTTAAAATTACCGATAAAAATGGTAATACTAAGTTTTCTTTAGATAGAAGAATGCCTCACATTCTTTACAATACACCCGGTATTATTAGTATTCCTAAAGTTTTAGCATTAGATCCAAAGGCAAAGTTTGTAGATCGCTCCGACGAATTTATTCTTATTAATAACTCTTTAATAAATACTGATGACTATTTTATTATGCCATTTTACAAAGTAAATGGCGGAGTTGCTGATTCAGGAAGTTCTGTAATAAGTGGCTCTGGTTCTGTTATGGTTAGAGAAATTATACAACCTAGTACAGGGATATATTTAGGTTCATCTATTATAACAACAATAGTTGAACCTGGAATTTTAAAGATAGTATGCAAACACAAATTTGATAGACAAGGGTATACTAATATCACAGGTGACGATATAATTAACCTAGCATATAGAATTTATTACGGAAGATTCAAATGATTAATATTACGCAACTTACAGCAGATCATATCGCAGATACCACAACTATCACTGCGGAAATTTATGAGAATGTTGGATCAATTCAAAAAGTTAAAGACAAAGTAAAGGTTGTTTTGCAAGGAATTCACACAACAATAAATGACGATTTAATGACATTAGTTGATAACGAAATAAAAAATAACGGGCTATAATGGCTATAACTAAAAATTTAAATATAGATCAAGGGGCGACCTTTAGTACTAATGTCTATTATTTAGACATTAAAACGCCTACCTCGCTAGCAGGATATGGTGTAAGATCGCAACTAAGACGTTCTTACTATAGCGCAAATTCTATAAGTTTTACTGCTCAAATTATAGATACTGCAAATGGTATTGTATCTTTAAATTTGGATTCAACTGTTACTACAAATTTAGTAGCTGGTAGATATGTTTATGATGTCGAGGCATATGATGCCAATAGTGTTATAAGAATATCCGAAGGGATAGTTACCGTAAATCCAGGAGTAACAAAATAATGGCAACAGTAACAACAAGAGAACAACTCAAAGACTACTGCCTACGCAGATTAGGCGCACCTGTTATTGAAATCAATATAGATGACGATCAAATTGAAGATCGTATAGATGATGCATTTCAATTTTACAGAGATTATCATTATGATGCTGTAGAAATGGTATACTTAAAATATCAAATAACTGCTCAAGATATTGCAAACTTATATGTACCAATACCTGATACTGTTGTTGGTGTTAGTAGAATATTACCATTTTCTAATAGATCAGATGGCATGAACATTTTTAGTATCCGTTATCAAATATTGATTAACGATCTATATAGTTTAATGTCTACAAACCTAATATATTACTATCAGGTTAAACAGGAATTGGAATTAATTAATCAGGTATTAGTTGGTACTAAACCAGTTAGATTCAATAGACATATGAATCGCCTATACATAGATATGGATTGGACAGGCGATGTGAATGTAGGAGATTACATCATTGTCGAATGTTACAGAATATTAGACCCAGATACATACAGAGATGTATATAACGATAGATTCTTAAAGCAATATACTACTGCTCTATTTAAAAGACAATGGGGAGAGAATCTTAAAAAGTTCTCCGGAGTACAACTTCCTGGCGGGGTAACAATTAACGCCGATAAAATCTATGAAGATGCTTTAGATGAGATTAATAAAATTGAAGCTGAGATGCAATCTAGATTTGAATTACCAGTAGATATGTTTACTGGATAATTAGGATACTTTATTAAACCGGTACATAGATGATGATAACATCATGTCAATAGGAAGTCAATAGTAAAATGGCAACAGTTAATCATTATTTTCAGTCAGGCAGAACAATAGGTCGTTCGTCTGAACAGAATTTATACGAAGATTTGATTATCGAATCCATGAAGATTTACGGCGTAGAAGTCTACTACCTGCCTAGAAAACCTTTTAACCCTGACAAGATTTTAACTGAAGATCCCTATAATAGTTATGAACACGCATATCCTATTGAGATGTATATGGAAAATGTTTCAGGTTACGAAGGTGACGATGAAATAATTACAAAATTCGGTTTGGAAATCAGAGACCAGGCAAATTTTGTTGTTGCTAGAAAAAGGTGGGTCGAGACAATTGGTTCAACCGGCAATTCAGTATTAAGTATTCGACCTGCGGAGGGCGATATAATTTATATGCCTTTGACACAATCTTTATTTGAAATACGAAAAGTCGATAGTCAGAGTCCGTTTTTCCAGGTTGGTAAATTATTTGTCTTTAGAATGAGTTGCGAATTAATGCAATATTCTAATGAGGTATTTAATACAGGTGTTAGCGAAATTGATAATTTATTTAATCAATTTGCGGATCCATTAGATAATTTTGAAATGCTACAAGAAAATGGAGAAGCTTTGGTTACAGAAGCAAATGAGCTATCACCTATAGTTAATGAATCTCAGACAACAAATAACGATCCTGGTGCTGCAGATAATGATTATTTTACTGCAGAAGCAGATAATGTTATAGACTTTTCTGAATCAAATCCTTTTGGAGAGGTTAACAGATAATGTTAGATCAAAGATTTTATTGGGGAGCAATTCGTAAAGCAATTGTTGCGTTTGGTAATATGTTTAATAATATTACTATTCAAAGAACAGATGCAAATGGTAATGTAGTACAGCTACAAAAAGTGCCGTTATCATATTCACCTAAGCAAAAATTCTTAACTAAGATAAGACAACAACCCAATGTAGACATTCAGAATGTACAAGTTCTTTTGCCTAGAATGGGGTTTGAAATGATTTCGTTAGATTACGACCCTAACAGAAAAATAAGTCCAATCCAGCAATCGAGAACAATTAATAGTTCAACTGCGGCAAATGCTCAATATGCACCAACGCCATACAATATAAATATGATTTTATATGTATATGCGAAGAATCAAGATGATGGATTGCAAGTAATAGAACAAATTCTACCGTATTTTAATCCTGATTATAATTTAACTATCAAGGCGGTTCCTGATCTTAATATCCAAAATGATATGCCTATAATATTATCTTCAATTGGTTTTGAAGATGACTATGAGGGCGATCTTACAACTAGAAGATCTATTATTTGGACACTAAGTTTTGTTTTAAAAATTAATTTCTACGGTCCTGTAAGCAAACAAGGTATAATTAGAAAAGCAATATCTAATATATTTAATGATAAAGAACTTATTACACAACAACAAATAATAACAGTGGAGACTGACCCAGTTACAGCAAATGTAAACGATTCTTTCGGATACCTTGAAAACTTTGAAGACTTTTAACTATGAAAAATATAGAAAATTTGAATGATATTTTTAATATAGATCCCATGGTTGAAACTGAAAATACAAATTTGCCCTCAATTCCTGAAAATTTGAATGCAACAAAGGCAATGGATCAGGAAGATGATTACCAATTGGCTAGACAAACAATGAGGAAATTGTTGCTAAAGGGTGAAGACACTTTAGAAGAATTAATTAATTTATCTAAAAATTCCGAACATCCCAGAAGCTATGAGGTAGCAGGTCAATTTATTAAAACTTTATCTGATGTTTCAAAAGATTTATTGGGTTTGCAGAAACAGGTTAAAGAGTTACAAGCAGACGATCCAGTTCAAATTGGCACTCAAAATAATGTAGTATTTGCTGGTTCTACTAGCGAACTAATGAAATTGTTAGGTAAAAAAGATGACAACATCATCGACCAGTAAAAAATTATCCTATAATGGTAACCCTAATCTAAAACAGATTGGCACGGTTATATCGTACTCTGCAGAGCAGGTTAAAGAAATTATAAAATGTGGACAAGACCCAATCTATTTTATTGAGAACTATTGCAAAATTGTTTCTTTAGATAAAGGTCTAATTCCATTTAAGTTATACGATTGCCAAAAAGAAAAAGTAGACGTTATACTTAATAATCGTAAAGTTATTTTGATGGAAGGTAGACAGCAAGGTAAGACAATTACTTCTGCTGCCTGTATTCTGTGGTACACCCTATTTCAAGAAAACAAAACAGTTGCTATTTTAGCAAATAAATCTTCAGCTGCTAGAGAAGTACTTTCTAGATATGAGCTTATGTACGAAATGCTTCCAATATGGATGCAACAGGGTGTAAAGACATTTAATAAAGGTGACATTGAACTTGAGAATGGTTCTAAAGTATTTACTGCAGCAACAAGCTCATCTGGTATTCGAGGTAAATCTGTAAACT